ATTGTTTACCCCAATGCTTGACCAGCCGTGAACCCATACCATGTAGTGCCGCCATCGTGCGTGATAAACACAAAGTAATCTACCGCAGATGCAGTGGCTGTTAATGTTGGTGCAGTTGCAGCGGGCCAATCAACAGCACTAGGCCATGTCACTGTGTAGCCTGACGCTGATGCATCTTGAACCAGCTTCAGTGTAAAGCTAGACACCTTACCAGATGACGCGGGGTTGCTGAAAGTAAACGTGGTGTTTTCTGTCAGGGTGTGACTAAAGTTTGTGCCATCGCGTAGGTTTACAGTGGTTGCATTAGATGATGATGTGACTGCTGTGTATTCCTCAGAAATACCGTTGTCGAATGTTACAACGCCATTTGCATCTGCTGTGACTGCCTTAGATGCCTCCGATGTACCTAGCGTTGTAATGTCTAGGTAGTTTATTTCTGCTGCTGTAGCTGTAATTGACGTTCCACCAATCTGCAGGGTAGTCGCGTTTACCTCACCCGCTGATCCGTAAATAACACCTTTGCTATTTGCAATTGTTCCTGCAGCAGAACCGTCTAGCAGGTTAAGTTCAGCAGCAGTTGAGCTTACTGCTGTGCCAGAAATAGAAAGCGTAGAGAAATTACCTGTTGATGCAGATGCCGCACCAATCGGTGTTCCATCAATTGAACCAGAGTTAATATCAATACCAGTGACAGGTGTAGTCCCATCAAGCAAGTCGTCAATGGTGTCTAGGTTGGTGTTAATTTTTGTACCCCAAGTATCCTCTGAGGCTCCAACCTCTGGCTTGGTTAAGCTGTACGTTGTGGTAGTTGTATCTGCCATAATTAAATCCTTATGCCGCTACTCTGACGGGCGCATCTGTCCACGTCACATTATCATCATCTGTTGCATCTGTCCATGTATCGGAAGGTTCTGCATCATCTTCCCACTTTCTGCGTGCGCTTGATGTAAAGCTCGCTGTTGCAGATGCTGTACCCTGCCCTACTGCGGTAATCACTGCATTCGTCGTAACGCCAGACGTACACGCACCCGACGCAGCGCCAACAACGCTAATTTCACCGCTAGACGTTGCGCTAGACGTTGCTGTAACTGCAGCAGCGCCAACCGCCGTAACATTTGCACTTGCGCTTACAGATGCACTCGCAGATACCGCAATCGCACCCTCTTGCGTGCTTGCATTCTCACCATAAATGCTAGTGCCATAAGTACGCAGGCCATAACCCGTGCGATACCCGTCTGTCTCAGCATAAGTTTCAGCGACACTAATCGTTGCACCTTGCAAGGATACAGTTGCCGCAGCGTCAACCACAACATCAGCAGCAGCCGTAACAGATGACGCTGTACTCGCAGATACAGCACCAATCTTAACCGCTTCTGCGCTTGCAGTTACGCTAGACGTTAAAGACGCGGATACAGCACCATCAATCGCACCAGTGACACCAAAAACACCTGTGCCAAATGTATCAATGCCGTATCCTGATCTGTAAGGCATTAGTCTAGCGTAATATCCAGATCACCCGCAGGAATGCGGAATACATCGCCGTTACCAATTGCCTTAGATGCACTCAAAGCTGAGTGTGCAATCAAGTTACCGCCAGATGACGCATCAAACACGCCAATGTGTGAGATTGTACCCCAAGAACCTGTCGCAGCAGCAAACTCAACCGCACCAGATGTTGTGGCCTCATTGCCTGAAACTGTGAATGTAGCCGACACACGCGCATACGCATTGCCACTAATCTCAGTTGCGCCTGAGCCTGTGTCAGTCGGATCAGCAGTAAACAAGCCAATATACCAAGCAGTGGGGCGCGTGACCGATGTAGTTGTAAACACATACTGCAAAACATGTGTTTCAAATGTGTTTGAAAAACTCATTCGTTTTCTCCGTTAGATATATCTGCGCCCACTATAGCGCAAAAGTTGCATTTTAGTAAGCGTTTACCTTCATACGCAAATTACCACTTGATTGACGTGTGCGATCACTAGAGCTATTGAGGCTTGCAACCGCGCCAGCGTATAAATTCGCCCATACCTGTATGCGCTCATCTTCAGCTAAGTATGGAGCCGCTTGTAGAAGAGAGCCATACAGGTAGGCGTCTGGAGCAGCGTCAAGTAACCAATTGCTTGTATTGCTGTCAGACAAGGCAGGTATTTGTTCGTAATACACAAGTTCTGTTGCATACTCTTTATCTGGCGTTGGGAATAACTCAAACGTATCACCAACATGAGAATAATACTGAGGGCGACCAGCAGTGTCAGAATTACGCTCACGCCGTGCAATAATGTCATCAATGCTAACCATTTCTAATCTATAAGTATTATCAGATGTGATGCCAAAGCGGATCGTTTCTAACCAGCCAGCAGGCACTTGGCTGTACCGACTATCCAAGTTCGCGTTGCTGCGCTCAATCATCTTATAGTGGCGCACTTCGCGCTCCATCTGATGCTCAGCCAAGCTGATAAAATCAGGAATGACGCTCGTTAAATCATCGCGGTTTAGCCAATCGGCTATGCTTGTTTTAAGCTCTGAATACGTTGTTAGTGCCATCTAGCAATCCCACGCTTTTCGCGACCAATAGTTGGCGCTGAGTTTACTTGTTTTACCCTTAATCCCGCCAGAGCGTGCGCAATAACTTTTCTTGCGGGCAGGCTGGTCTTTCTTAATGCTCATCTTTGGATCGCCAAAGTTGACCTTCTTAACCTGATCACCCTCAACGGCAAGCACCTCAAACTTTTTTGGGCCACCACGGCGCGGCTTGTTTATCGCCGTAAAACCGTGGCGCTTCTTAGCTGCCGCTATTTTCTCTGCGCGCGTGCGTGGCATTAAAATGTCGCCCCTGAAAATGGCACTGGTTTAGGTGTCTCGCGGCGAATGATGTCTGCGCGCTCATTAATTAAACGCATCTGCTCTTCAATCGGCATCATGTAAAAAGTTTCGTATTGGCGCGCTAATTGCTGAGTTGCAATGTACTCAGGCTTTGTTTTTTCATACTCAAGATATGGGAGCCTGCCGCCACCTAAAACATAATCCCTGTATTCTTGCGCGTTTAAATCACCTGCGCCCTCTGGGACGCTGCCCATCATTTTTGTAAACATAACCATATCTTGGTTCGCCGATCTTGGACCTTCTAACATTGGACTTGGAGCGCTTGGCATAGTCATGGTGCTAGGCGCGCCCATGGAGGGGACAGGAGAAGCATTTGAGAACGCCACATTCGGCGTTGCATCGCTTGGCTGCAAAGAAACTGGCGCTTGAGGCGAAACTCCAGAAGGAAGCATTGCGCGTGATGCTTTCTGGCGCGCTAATATACCTTGTGCTACAGATGCTTGGCGCGGCGTTATTGTTGAAGGTTGTGAACCTCTGTTAAATTGACGCGGATCAAAACCCATGGGGGCAACGGGCTGCGCCATAAGCATAGCCTCTTTCTGAGCGTCAGTCAAAATTGAGGGCTGCGTATTTGGCGCAAAGCCGCGCGGATCAGATGTGACGGGGGCAACGGCAGGCGCTGCAGGTAGCCCCATGCCGCCAACAACGCTATCCATGCTGCGGTACATAGATGGATACTGCGCACCACCAACTGCCTGATCCATTGTTTTACCTACTGGCGCTGCAGGTGCCTGCGCAGGTGGCACCTTCTTAACAACAGATGGCGTTGCCGCAGCACGCGCTGCTGCTGCGGCTTGCTCTTCTTTGGTGCCAATCTTGTCCAACAGACCAAACGCTTTTTGACGCGCTTTACGGCGCTCAGGGTCCTCGGAGCCATACGGTGTAGCAATCAAGTTAGCGATCTGAGACAGAATACCACCACCCTGAAACTCGCCGCCCATCCTGCCAGCGCCACCACCGTCAATCATATCAAGGAAGTCTAAAAACTTAGCACGATCAGCCATTACTTCTTACCTTTTTTCTTGCGCATTGCCTTAAAATCAGCGCCCGTAATCTTATTGCGTGGTTTCGCAACTCTAGCAATTTTCATCTGCTTTGGCGAATACTTCTTACTTCCGCTTGGTTTTGGCATTTGATTTACCCTTTGACCTACTCAGTATGTCTTTATCAGCCTTACGAGCGCCACCCTTGCCGCTAACAAAACTATTTACCCTACCCATAGCCCACGCGCTCATGGGCACGTTACGTGAGCCAGATGACAAGTAAGCACCTTGACCACGACGATATACGTCAGCAAGCTGACCATAAGTAAACTTAGTACCTTCAGCCTTTTTGCGTAAGGCCGTTTTTGTCCTATCGCTTAGAGGTTTTCTTTTTGGCTTGGTTGGCACGGCTCTTACTTACCTTTTTCACATCAATAGACTGACCCGATTTATAACGGCGTTTGGTGTCTAATATTTCAGCTTCCTTAGCGCTTTTATTTCTAGCGCCAGACAAATACTTTTTAGGCACGCCTTTTTTAGTCTTTGCGACCTTGCGCATTAACGCTTACCCATCTTAGCGCGGCAAGCTCCCATACGCTTACATGCTGCAGGTGTTGGGCAACCCTTGCACGGCTTAAAACCAGCTTTACCACCACCCATTTTTTTGCCGCCCATCTTTTTACTACCGTAAGCCATAACTTTTCCTCCGCTAAACAGTTACGCAAAACCTAACACATTATGCAATTCCACGCAAATTCCTTCTAATCTCGCCACGCCAGCTATTAAACGACCCAGACAAAGCAGTTGCCGCATCCACAGCCAACGTCAAACACAACGCATCAGCCAAGTCAGGTGAGGTCAAGCCACGCTTGCGCATCTCATCTTTACTCTCAGCCTTCATTTTACCACTAGAAGTAAAGCTGTAGCGAATACTGGTCAACTCAGCGATGAGTTTGTCGTTTTTCGGCAGTTTACACGCGCGATCCTCAAGCCAACCTTTAGTCTTAAACCAAAGCTCACTCCGCAGATTAAGATAGGTATCGCCCATGCTTGGCGCTTCCGCAACATTCACGCCACGCACAGGCAAGCCAATCTCATTCAGGCGATCAACAACACCAGACCCAACGCCAATACTATCAACCAATATCTGCTGCGGCTGTCTACTCGGCGGCAAAGCCTCATATTCAGCAACAACGCGACCAACAGTCTGCATCAAATCCAGCCCCTGCCACGCCATAATCTCACTCACAATCGGACCCTGACGCTTACACAGCGCAGTCTTATCCGTACCAAAGCGTGCTACGTCCAAACCCCAAATACTAGGCGTATCCTCATCAATCTGCACATCACGGTGCGTAGCATTCTCTACCAAGTGGTATGGAATGATCGTGTCATCATCAGCCAGAGGAAACTCACCAAGAACACGAATACGAAAAGCATTACTTTCTTCGCCATACCTAATCCTCATCTCGTCAACAAACTCATCCGACACCAGCGGGCTATCAACGCAACTCCACCTGCGCGTCCACCAGCTATCTGCCATCCTAGTCTGACTTTCAAAAAACGTGCCACTTGAACGCGTAGGGTTAGACAACATAATCGTCGTCGCGTTATGACCCGACATACTACCCGCAGCAGCCTCAAATACCTGCTCAGGCACACCAGAAGCCTCATCCACAACAAGCATAACATGCTCACTATGTACACCTGCTAATGCCTCAGGTGTCTCAGCACGACTTGTCCTCGCAGATATAAACATCTCACTCATCGCAGAAACATGCTCCACACGGTCAGACTTCACATTCAACATCTGCTGCAACTGAACAGGCAACTCGTTAATCCACCTTTTGAGTTCCGCAAACAAAGCATCAAACAACTGACTACTCGTCGGCGCAGTCACAACCACCTTATTCGGGTAATGCATCAAAAAATACCACAGCATCGCCCAAGACGCAGCCGTAGACTTACCCGTACCGTGACCAGAGCGAACACTAATCTTACGCTCACCATCCGCAATAGCCTGCAAAAACTCAGCCTGATACTCCAAAGGCTCAACCTCAAGAACCTCACGCACAAACAAAGTAGGATTGCTGCCATAACGCTCAACAAACTGCAGCATCACATTCTGAGACTGATCATTCATGCTCAATTACCTTCGCCCTACGCAAAGCATCCAAATGCAACTCACCAATGTTCACCTGTATGTTCTGCTGATTGCCAGACCCATAACGCGCACGGTGCAAACTCGACGCAATAAAATTACGCTGATTAGAAACACCCTTAGCCAAGCCAATGTCAACCTGACTGACATACTGCATATTCTTATCAACCTCGTCATTATCAGGATCACGCGCAGCCGCACGCTCCTCAGCACGCTCTTCCTTCAAATCCAAAAATTCCTGCAACGCTAACTGCGCCTGCATGTCGGCAACCTGAACATCAACCTCAGCTATCGCTTTAGCGTAATCCTCATCCTTCATTAAACAACGCTGAAAGTAACCACGGTCTATCCCTAGCTCTTTCGCAATCATCGGAATGGTTTTGCCCGCAAGCAACTCTTGCTGCAAAGCTACAGGGCCACCCATTCTATCTAACGCTGCAAACGCAGCTTTCTTCTTTGGTCTACCAGCCATACTCAACTCCTACAATTTCAGGCCCGCACTACTAATAATAATAATAATAGTACCTATAGGTACTCTATTATTATTATTATCAGCAGTATGATGCGCGTAACCTACTGAAAACAGGGATAATAATACTAATAATTAGCAAAATATTATTATTATTAGTCAACATCAAGTTTTTCTCCTAATGAGCAAACTAATAATAATAATAAATAGGCTAAATATTATTATTATTAGTCTGCCGTAACCTTGCTCTAGCCCCACCAAAGTAGACCCTGCCGAGTGAGAGGAGTTCAAGTGCCTAACAGGGAGAGATCAGACAACAGTACGACAGGGCCTATCATTTTTATAACACAAATTTTTCTGTGTGAGAATGTATAATAATAATAGGGGTAGGGGGTGGGGGCAGGGCGGGGGGGCTTTTGCAAGATTGCATACCGTTGCACTGGATTGTTTTGCTCAGTCCTGCATTTATGCAAAGCAATACCGTAAAGCACAAAGCAAAACATAGCAGTGTCAATTGTTCTTGATTGTACTGATTTAGTACAATGAGAAACAATGCCCGCGCATTGCATCTGGTTGTACCGTTTTGCACAAATGCAGTACCGTTTTGCACAATTGCTTTACCAATGTTTCGCAATGTGCTATTCGCGCGCGCCCGTGCGCAACACGGTGCTTTAATGTGCGCTGCGTCCTACTTTGCACTCACCCTGCAAAATCCCGCACAATGAAATACCAAGCAAAACAATGGTATACCGCGCACCCACGCAAAACCGCCGCAAAACCAGAACAAAACGTGAATTAGCCTTGAGAGGCGATATAAAGCCCGCTGAGTGCCCCTAAATTTTCCGCGATGCTCAGGTCATAAAATGTCCTTCCCCCTAATTTCTTATCATAGTGATATGAAAGTATATCCCATAGGATAGTCGTGGGAATGATGGATAGTGCTATCAAAATGCTATTGTAATGATAACCCAATAGGGTTAATCTGATTACAGGTTAAGTGATCGGGCATTGCCCAGCGCATGACACGCCCCGTCGCTCAGCTCAGGCCATATAGGCCGCACGACTTGTACGTTGTCGCCCGCTGTACCTGTGAGGAACCCCTAGATCAGATCATGGCCCGCAACGTGGTTTCAGGCGAATGTTTGTTTCTCTTCGATTGTATCAATCTGTAGCGGTTCGCCGCTGTAGTCTCATGCAATCAACCCAAAGAAAGGATACAGCATGTTAAAAAATCTAGATCGCAAAATCGAGTTCTATGCACGCAAATACGCAGCAATGATTGCTGAATGTCAGCATGAAACAAGAGCAGGCTTTGAGTGCTACGGCAAAATCCTTGGATTATGCATGGCGCACAACCTGCTCACTGGCGGCGAGCGTCCTCACATTGCCCTCACAAATGAGGCAATTGAGACTGCTAAGTTGCATATTCTATTCGATAGCTTAGGCAATCCAGTATGATTTCATCTGGGGCAGTCTTTCGAGACTGCCTGCACATGCAATCAAATTAAAGAAAGGACACAGCATGAAAAATATCATCACACGCACAATGCACCGCGCAGCAAACCACGGTTCAATCGTTAACTACTACCTGATCCAATCAGGTGCCTTTGACTTACCTTACGGCGATACTGGTGCAATGCAACGCGCTGCAGAGCGTGAAGGGCTGACCGTCACACAAAATGATGGTGAGCGCTTCTTGATCAACAACACGGCATGGATGACGCGCCACGGTGTCATACGCGCAGTAAACACAAGCAATCTTTGATTTCATCTGGGGCAATGCCACGGCATTGCCTTCACATGCAATCACACACCAAGAAAGGACGAAAGCATGACACAGACAACCCAATCATTCGACAATGGCAAAATCAAAGTTATTGACTGCGGATACGGCGTAGAGGTTTGCGGCAAAACTTGGGCAGGCTACGATCAGTCATTTTGGCTGCAAGGCGATGATTATCACGAATTTATGAATTTCGTGGATAATTATAGCCCAACGCTTTGGATCAACTTTGACGCGTACCTTACCGCATATGACTATGACCTACTGTTTGAAATTATCTACAATTGAATGCATCACAGCGCAGCCTTGCGAGGCTGCGTCATCATGCAATCAACCCAAAGAAAGGACACAGCATGAAAATCAAAACAATCGCAAGCAATCTTACAGAATTGCAAATCAACGGTATGACCTTTGCCTTTTCATATTCAACACCCGTTGCGGGTTGGGATGATGACGGCGCGTTTAAAACTGACACAAAGTTTAGCCCAACCACGTCAAAGCATATCAAGAAATATTTAGGCGAGGCATTCGACAATGCTCGCGTTGTTCCACAATCATTGATTGAGGGATTGGCAAAATGATCAAGCAATTCATTGAGGCCGCAAAGCATGCCACCTTGTCAGATTGGCTAGGTGGCGCAGTAGTAATCATTATAACATTCGCGTTTTTATACGTGACACCATGAAAGGACACAGCATGATTTACGAAAGAAAATGTAAGGCAGTTATTCGCGAATTAATCCTTGCAGCGCACGAGATGGGCGCGGATACAGTCAAGATTGTGGACGGCTCAGAAGGCGATCTGCTAGTTGATTGGGTCAAATCTGAGACAGATCAGAGCATAGGCGATGCATTGCCCGCCTTGATCGAGAACGTGTTTGACGTTGAGTTCTCACACATTCTTTTTGGCAGGCGCAAAGACTACCTTGGCACGGTATTTGTCACGTTGGAATATGACACCAAGCCCGATGAAATCATCACAGATTATATCGACACTGATTTCTGCAAGGCAGTCGTGCCGCAAGCTGAAAATTTTATTTATGCCCTATAAGTTGGCATTGGTTAGGCGCACTGCGGTGCGCCCTTCCCATGCAAACCAAAACAAGAAAGGACACAGCATGACAAAAAAAATGCAATATGAGGTTAGCAAGCGCGGCTCTCAATGGTTCATCTGGCAATCATCAGACGAAAGCGCAATGCGTGTTGGTACACGGTTTAAAACCAAGCGCGAGGCATTGCGGCAGCTTGATCAATGGCAAGCGCATGCAGCGCAGCGCGGTTGGTCCAGCAGCGCAAACATCTATGACGCTAAAGGTAACCACAAAGAAAACATCATGATTATATCAAGAAAGGACACAGCATGAGACTATACACTGACAATCGCGGGGCTTGGGTTGGCACTCAGGCAGAGGCAAAAGCACAATTTGGCAAGGATTATGCTTTGGTTGACGTTCCCACAAGCAAGGATGCGTTGATGCGTTGGCTTAACAATTGCCGAGTGGTTTCACAGGCGCATGCAGAGGCGGGCGAAATATCAGCGCAGGGCGTAACGGTTGACCTTACCGCTGACACGCCCACAGCGGCCCCTGCAATGCACGAGAGTACGCTAACCAAGCCCCACGCATGGCAAACTATCAAAGAGTGCGCAGAGCGTGCGCCCTTGCGTGATTTCCCTGTGGCAATCGCGGTATATCAAAACCGCATCAATGAAATTGTATGATTAACATCTGGGGCAGTCCTGCGGGACTGTCTACACATGCTAATCAAAAAAGAAAGGACAGAGCATGACTTTGATGAAAGAAAACCCTGAGAACTACGGTAAACACGCATATGGCCTCGTTTGGTCAGGCGATTTCATGCCGATGGTTGGCGATACTGTCGGCACTGTTTCATGGGGCGATGCTACTGTGAAAAGTTATTTCACAGAGGATGGCTTTTTAGGTGTTGAGCTAACGCCACACAACCCACCCGAATGGTGGGTAAAGCAAATGCAAGCGGGTGGCTTTGCCACAGACACAATTCACCTGTTTGGCATAGAAATCAAAAAGAAAGGATAAGCTATGAAAGTAAATGTCGATATTGAAGCGTTAGAACGCAAAATTGCGCTGCATTGGCACCTACGGCTTTTTGGCGGCGGTTTTACTGAGGATCGAGAATATCACAGGGGTTGCTTAGATGCATATTCAGATATTTTGTGCGGTTATCTTGGAATTAATGAGGCCAACGAAATCGTCGAACTTGAAGAAAAGTGTTATGAAAAATGGAAAGATGCGGGCGATCAGAAAGGACATGAGATCAACCAAGCATGGGCAGCGCATAACGCAGAGGTGAACAAATGACCAGCACAATCAGTAAAGCATTGGTCAACGCAGATGCGCTTGACCAAAAGTTGAGCGCAGCGATTACGCAGAACGGCGCAATGCAAACCAACATCAAGCGCGTGACCGTGCTTGACCATGCGGGCCGCGAGGTTGCTTGCGCCATCATCGAACGTCAAGCCAATGAGCTTGACACCATACTAAACAAAGCGCTTGCGGATGTTGAGCGCCTAGAGTTGCAGCTACGTGAATTGCTGCAGCAACAAAGCGACACAGATCGCGCAGAACTAATTTTGACAGCGTTTAAATAAGAAAGGACACGCTATGA